AAAAGACACAAGATTAAGAGCAAGATCTATTGCTATGAAAGTGGCGAATACAACAACATCTGAAGACTGGAAGCTCGGAACCTTTAGATTAGATATACACCCAGGAGGAAGAAGATAATGGCTACGTTTTATACAGGTGTTGATAAATCAATTTATCAAGGGGGAGACCATTATGTTCCTATGGATAAATTTAGATTAAATCCTTATGAACCTAAGAATCTTTCTTATGAATCAGAATCCCAACCACAATCTTATGGAATAACTAACACTAATGCTTTTACTAATAGTGGGAGCGGTTTTAACTCTAGCGGAAATGCTTTTGGTTATGGTAGTGCTATTAAACCAGGAGATCCTTCTGTGTTGTGGGGTGGTAAACCTATTAGAAGTGCGGATGTTGAAACTAAACCATATAAATATACATTAACTGGAACCAAATATGGTTATCCCCCACCTCCAGCTGCTACTACTTTAAAAGACCCAACAGATTATAGGGGACAATCAGGTTACTATGGTTCTGCAAATTATCAAGGAGGTCTTCCAGGAGACATACAGCATAGTGGACCGGGTAGACATTTTCAATATGATAATACAGGAAATTTTTACAGAGACTACTCATTGACACCTAAAAAAGAAGTACCGGGATTTATTAAAGCTATGGCAGGTTTTGTTCCTTTGGGAATGACTGGAGTAAATTTTATTGAAAAAAGAATGAATCCAGAAGGACCCCTTACAGTTGATGATATAAACAAAGGCAGATATGCAATGGGTGGTCTGGATGCTCTTGACAAAAAAGCTTACAATGAATTAGCCGGGTCAGGTATGTTGTTTGAAGGTTCTGCTGGAGTTAAGACCTCAACAGGTAAAAACTTTGCAGCTAAAGGATACTTTGAAGGGCAACAAGAATTAGCAGAAAAATTTGGTTTTGATAAAATGAGCGATGAAGAGATAGAAGCAGATATAGCAAGATCAAAACTTAACAAAAACAAACAATTTGAATACAAGCAAAAACTAGAATCATACAAAATGATGAACTATAAAGAAGAAAAAGATAAACAAGCCGAGATAGATTTACAAAAAGAAAAAGACGGAGATACAAAGGCTAAAGATTATATAACTGTGAATGTAGATCAGTCACAGGAATTTGATGGTACACCTGAGCCACCTGGAGGACAACCAGGCCACGATGAAGGTATGGACTTCGCCGATCCTGTTTCAGATGCAGGAGGGGATGCTGAGTGGGGTGGTATGAAATGGTAATCCTAATTCTTTTAATTTTATAATTTTTGTTATATAACTTTTTAAAAAAAGGTAATTTATGGTAAAAAAATCATCTGCATCAATAGTAAATGCTGCTTTAGGTATTAGACTTTCTTCACATGAAAAGATTTGCTCAGAACGTATGAAGCAATTAGTAAAATCAATAGATGAATTAAATCGAAAAGTATCTAAACTTTCAGATGATGTAAGCACAGGAAAAGGAATGGTAAAAATATTAGTATTCCTTGGAACATTAGCTGCTGCATGTATTGGTTTTTTTCAATTTAAGTAAAAAAATTAATGGCACTTAAAATTTCAGAGGAAGCACGAGTTCAAATGCCAATGAAAACAGTGGCGTCCCTCATTGCACTTGTTGCAATAGGAACTTGGGCGTTCTTCGGTATTCAAGAAAAACTTAATCAGCACTCAACTCAATTAGAAATTATGGAAAAAGATTTAGTTCTTAATTCCGAATTTAGAATAGGCTGGCCTCGTGGACTTTTAGGAAGTCTTCCAGCTGACTCAGAACAATTCATGCTCATTGAGGAATTATATAAACAAACAGATAAACTTGAAATAAGAGTAGATGGTATGCTCCATAATGAAGTTAATATAAAAGCTTTAGATAAAGCTGTAGAAAAATTACAAGCTGATGTAGAAAAATTAAAAGATAAACAAAGAACATTTAGCAATGGAGATACTCATTAATGACTGAAATAGTAATAGCTTTATTAATGTTAATTAATAATGAAATAACAGAGCATAGAATACAATCCTCAATGAGTGAATGTCTTAAAGGTAAACGTATTGCAGAAAGAACTAAACAACCTAATATACAATATACTTGTATTAAATCAGAAGCAGAATTAGAAATAAATATAGATGGCTCAAAAACAATTAAGAAACTTATATTAAAATGAGTAATAACAAGAGGAAACAATATGACTATAACTGGTAAAGTTAAGTGGTTTAATCCTACCAAAGGGTATGGATTCATTTCACGAGATGATGATGCTAAAGATGTCTTTGTTCATTCTTCAGCAGTAAGAAATGCCGGTTTATCTGGATTAGCTGAAGGGGAATTAATAACATTTGAAGTGGAAGAAGGTACTAAAGGCCTTGCTGCAGTTAATCTACAAAAAGGTTAAGCAGTAAAATGAAGAAAAAGCGTAATCCTGTTGCGAAACAATTACGACATTTTAAACAAAAGATAATTCGTAATAAAAAAGTCTATAATAGAAAAAAATTATCCAAAATTTAAAGCTTTTAATATCAATATTTTTGTTTTATATCTACTAATAGGAAAGTATGGTATGAACCAGGAGGTATATTAATATGAAAAAACAAGGATATAATGCTAGAAAAGATGAACAACTAGGAATGACTAGAGGAAAACAATCTGGTAAAAAAATGTCTATGGCTGGTAGAAGAAAAGTAGCTAAAGCTACTCGTAAACCTAAAGGCACTTACGGTTTTAAAAAAAAGTAAATAATTAATAGAGGAGGCTTTAGTTAGAGATGAATAAATCTGTATTTAATACTAAAGCTCACTCTATTAAAAAAATATAATGCCTTTTAGATCAGAAAAACAAAGACGATACATGCATATTAATAAACCAAAAATTGCAAAAAAATGGTCAAAAAGATATGGAAGTAAAATAATTAAAAAAAAGAAAAAAACATAATGGAAGTTGAATTAGAAAAAAAAAAATTACAATTCACTAATGATAAAGGTGAAAAAGTTAGAGTTGATATAGATCAAGATCAAACTGAAAAAGATGAAGAAGTTTTTGAAAGAAATCATTATACAAATTTAGCAGAAGAATTAGACGAAAAAGAAGTTGCAAAAGTAGGAAAAGATTTAGTTAGAGCTTATGAAGATGATAAAAGTTCTAGAAAAAATTGGGAAGATCAATATTCTAAAGGCTTACGAATGTTAGGAATAGTAGTAGAAGATAGACAAGATCCTTTTCCAGGAGCTTCCGGTGTTCATCATCCTTTACTTGCAGAAGCAGCAACACAGTTTCAAGCTAGAGCTATTGCTGAAATGTTTCCAGCAGGTGGTCCTGTAAAAACACAAATCATCGGAAAAAGTACAGATAAAAAATTAGAACAAGCACAAAGAGTTCAAGACTTTATGAACTTTCAAGTTACTCAAGAAATCCCTGATTACTTTAATGAACTAGATCAAATGTTATTTTATTTAGCTCTTGCTGGAAGTGCTTTTAAAAAAATATATTTTGATAATACATTAGATAGAATTTGCTCTAAATTTGTACCTGCTGAAGAGTTTGTAATTTCTATGGAAAATACAGATTTAGAAACCGCTGATAGATATACTCAAGTAATGAAATTAACAAGAACTGAAATAAGAAAACATCAAATTTCAGGCTATTATAAAGATGTTCCATTAACTAAATCTGATCCTAATACTGGTGCTAGTAGCGGAGATATGGTTGAACAAACTTTACAAAGATTAGAAGGTATGACACCAAGTATGGCTAGTAAAATTCATACTCTTTTAGAAGTACATACCAATATAGATTTAGGTGAAGATAGAGATCAATTAGCTTTACCTTATATTATAACAATAGATTATGAATCACAAAGAGTTTTATCTATTAGAAGAAACTGGAAAGAAGAAGATTCATTAAAAAGAAAAAGAACTTATTTTATTCATTATAAATATCTTCCTGGCTTGGGCTTTTATGGCTTCGGTCTTATACAAATGATAGGCGGACTTCAACACGCAAGCACTGGTGCTTTAAGAGCACTATTAGATTCAGCTGCTTTTGCTAATCTCAATGGAGGTTTTAGAGCTAAAGGAGCCAGAATAGAAGGAGGAGATATTACTATCTCTCCCGGAGAATGGGTTGAAGTAGAAGCGTATGGTGATGACTTGCGTAAATCTTTTATCCCTCTTCCCTTTAAAGAACCATCACCAACATTACTCCAATTACTTGGAGTTTTAACTGAGTCAGGGAGACGTTTTGCTTCTATCGCTGATGCAATGATTGGAGATTCAGCTGGATCAGGTCCAGTTGGAACTACTATTGCTTTAATAGAACAAGGTTCTAAAGTATTTTCTGCTATTCATAAAAGAATACATCAAGCTCAAGGTAGAGAATTTAAATTAATTTATGAATTAAATGGAGAATATTTAGATGATGAATATTCTTTTGAAGTAATAGGTGAAAATAAAAAAATTAGAAGAAAAGATTTTAGTGCTTCAATTAGTGTTGTTCCTGTATCTGATCCTAATATATTTTCTCAAGCTCAAAGAATAGCTTTAGCTCAAACTGGTTTACAATTAGCAAGAGAAACTCCTGATGTAGTAGATGTAAAAGAAGCAACAAGAAGATTTTTACAAGCTTTAAGTATTCCTGATTATATGGATTTAATAATAGAAGATGAAGATACTCCTAGACGTGATCCAGTATCAGAGAATATGGCTATACTTAATACTATGCCTATTCAAGTATTTGAAGATCAAGATCATCAAGCTCATATGCAAGTTCATGCTCAATTTATGAATGATCCTAGATTTGGAGGAAACCCCGAAGCTAAAGAAAGATTATATCCAGCCATGTTAGCTCATATGGGTCAACATATGGCATATTTATATCAACAACAAATGCAAGCATCAGTTCCCGAAGGTAATCCTGTTTCATCTGGAGATTTTAATAGAGAATTAGATAATGAACCTTCTAAAGAAATAAGTATAGAAGAAGAAAATAGAATAGCAGCAAATGCTGCACAAGCTGCACAGCAGTTAATGGGCAGTATGCCTCCTTCTCCTGAAGAACAAAAACAACAAATGGAAGATAAAGAAAAACAAGCTAACATTCAATTAAAAGCTGAAGAACTTCAAATTAGAAAAGCAAGATTTATGCAAGGTGTAAAACAAAGTGAAAAACAAGATGCAAGAAAAGATGCTGAGACTAAATCTAAAATAGTAGAGACCGCATCAAAAATTGCAAGGAAAGATAAAAGAAGTTAATGGGAATAAAAGCTGAAGAAATAAGACAAGCTAAAAAATTTTTAGAAAATAAAAAAATTTCTATTAAAAAAGTTAAACCACTTTTACTTGCTAAAGTTTCTAGTGATCTAAAAGTAAGTTTTTCACAATTAACAGATACTATAAAGAAAGTTTTAAATGGAACGTCTGCTACAAGCGATCAAACAAAAACTAAAAGATCATAAACAAGAATTAAGTAATAATCTCTTATCTAAAGGTGTAGAAAATTTACCTGAATTTAAACGTGTCTATGGATATGGACAAGGTTTAGATAAATCACTTGAAATAATTAATGAATTAATTGAAAAATATAAAACAGGAGAAATAGAAGATGATATATAATGATATATGGGCAACTGATAATGATATACCTACACCCGAAAAAGTACCACAACCTGTAGGTTATAGAATATTAATAAGACCTAGAGGAGTAATAGAAAAAACAAAAGGTGGTATTATATTGACTGATTCAAGCAAAGATAGTCAATCTTATTTAAATAGTGTAGGTAAAATAATAGCAATGGGATCAGAATGTTATAGTGATAGAAAACAACCTTGGTGTAAAGTAGATGATTGGGTTATTTTTGGTAGATATGCAGGTGCAAGAATTTCTGTACAAAAGGTTAAAATGCTGTTATTAAATGATGATGAGATTATTGCAACTCTGGAAAGTCCAGATATAATAACTCAACAATTATAACAAACATTAACATAAGTTAATGCCAACATAGGAGATACTATGCCTGAGAATGAAAAAGAAAAAAAAGAATTAGAAGTAAAACTTGATGATGTTGTA